TCGGAGCGTGCAGGCGGATGAATAAAAGCGGATGGTGAGGCTTTTCCCGAAAGGGTCGGTTGCCTCGGGAAGATTTCCAATCCCGCAACGCCGACCGCGAGCGGGATTAGCTTGCACGAGGCAACCGACGCGGGATGGAATAGTATCGCCCTACGGATGAGGACAGAGGAGGTGGAAGCAACCGGAAACAGAACGAGGTGTGCTGTGAATAAACGGGGGACACTCGCAAATTAATATAAAGGGGGAATAAATTGCAAATTACCCGGTTTACATAATTTTATAGAACAATTGAAGATATATCGGATGAAACACAGCAGCGATAGCGTAGTGAGAACACGGTCGTTGCTTTTAATATGCCCACATATGGGGATACCGAACGAGCGGGCACCGTTTCTCAACGAGGCCCGCTCCGCAAAGTGTAACACAAATTTCGTTGGAGTATGAAACTTTGGGAATGTGTTTTCAAAGATACCTGTTTTTTCGGAATCGGCAAACCTGTTTTCTGCGAATTTTCGTCGGTACACTTCCGGAAATAACTTCTGAATACCGTCAATCGTTATCCGGAGTCCATTTATACCTCTTATACCTCCGACCGGATGCTTGTCTGCTTCTTGATGTCCGACAAGCGAAACAGCCCGGAAATACCGGTTCCGCGATTGCGGGCGGAAGAAGGAATATGAGAATCGACAAAACAATGCGTCGCTCCTTCATATCGCAATCCCCGGTATTTCACAACTGCGAGCCTGTTGAAAGCAACTGCTCCTTGTCTCCAGAGACCGGCGCAACGGCTCCCTATCCCGCGAAGCGTCCGGCCAGCTTCTCCTTGAGCATCTCCACTTCCCGGTCAATCATCGGCTGGGTCACCTTTGCATACCGTTGTGTAGTGGTGATGCGTTTGTGTCCCAGCATCTTCGAGAGCGTTTCCAGCGACACACCGTTCATCAGGCAGACCGTCGTGGCGTAGGTATGGCGCCCGACATGGAAATAGAGAAGCAAAACGAGTACTGGAAACGAAAAGAATCTATAACGTAATAATCTGAAAATGTGTTATTTCTCCACATTACTCCAAACGGAGAAAACGCAAGAATTTGAGGATTATTGCAGATGTTCAGTTACCAAACCGTTAACCGGACAGTTACCGAAAGGAATCAAGGTAACGCGAAGCGGATCAGATAAATTGAAACGACGATATATTACACTGGTTGTCATAGTTTTGCATACCAAAGGGCGCTTGTAAAACAGGTATATTTGCCACTAAAATTATAAGCGTATGAAAGTAGAAAAATTCAAGGTACTGCTCTACCTCAAAAAGAGCGGACTGGACAAGTCGGGCAAAGCCCCGATAATGGGGCGCATCACCGTGAACCGCACGATGGCGCAGTTCAGCTGCAAGCTCTCCTGTACTCCCGAACTGTGGAATCCCCGCGAAAGTCGTCTGAACGGCAAAAGCAGGGAGGCCGTTGAAACCAATGCCAAAATCGACAGGCTGCTGCTTGATGTCAATGCCGCGTTCGACTCCCTTCTGGAACGAAAGACTGATTTTGACGCCGCTTCCGTCAAGGATGCCTTTCAGGGCAGCATGAGCGTCCAAATGACCCTGATGAAAATGCTGGATGCCGTCAGGGATGAAGTGAAGAGCCGTATCGGGATAGACCGGGGCAAAGGGACATATCCTGCATACGACTATACCTGCCGTACCATGCGTGAGTTCATTGAAGCCAGGTTCAAGACAAAGGATCTGGCTTTCGGGCAGCTTACCGAACAGTTCATCCACGATTACGAGAATTTCATCCTTGACGAGAAAGGACATGCCGTGGATACCGCACGGCATTACCTGGCAATTGTCAAGAAGTCTTGCCGGAAAGCCTATAAGGAAGGTCATTCCGAGCGGTTCATGTTCCAGCATTATGTCCTCCCGAAACAGACCGTCAAGACACCCAAGGCATTGAGCCGGGAAAGTTTCGAGAAGATACGGGATGTCGAGATAGCCCCGCACCGCACGACCCACCGCCTGGCAAGGGACCTGTTCCTCTTTGCCTGCTATACCGGGGTAGCCTACAGTGATGCCGTGACAATCACCAAAGAGAATCTGCATACGGACGAGGACGGTAAATTGTGGCTGAAATACCGCCGGAAAAAGAACGAACTCCGCGCAAGCGTGAAACTGCTGCCGGAAGCCATTGGCCTGATAAAGAAATATCATGATGAGGAAAGAGACACCCTGTTCCCGATGATTCACTACCCGAGCCTGAGAAACCACATGAAGGCACTGGCCGTACTGGCAGGGATAAAGGAGAACCTGTGCTACCATGCCGGACGTCACTCGTTTGCCTCGCTCGTTACCCTTGAAGCGGGTGTCCCGATTGAGACCATCAGCAAGATGTTGGGGCATAGTAATATACAGACAACCCAGGTGTATGCCCGCGTGACACCTAAAAAGCTCTTCGAGGACATGGACAGGCTTATCGAAGCTACCAAAGATTTCAAACTTGTTTTATAAACACCAAATAGCGGACATCATGAGAAGTACATTTTCCATATTATTCTATATCAACCGCGGCAAGGTAAAGGCTGACGGAACCACGGCTGTCATGTGCCGCATCACCATTGATGGCAAGAGTACCGCCATCACTACCGGTATATATTGCAGGCCGGAAGACTGGAACGCCAAAACCGGAACAACACGCGCGGTAAAGGAAAACGCCAGACTGCAAGAGTACCGGAAGTATATTGAGCAGACTTACGAGGATATTCTGAGGACACAGGGTGTCGTCAGCGCGGAAATCATCAAGACCCGGGTGACAAGACAGTTCGTGGTTCCCACCCATTTGTTGCAAATGGGTGAGATAGAGCGCGAACGTCTCAGAATACGGAGCAAAGAGATAAATTCCATTTCCACCTACCGCCATTTCCAATACTTCCAGAAATACCTGACGGACTATCTTACCTCTTTGGGCAGGAAGGACATTGCCTTTGAGGAGATAACGGAAGACTTCGGCAAAGGTTACAAGGCATTTCTTGTACGGAACAAGAATTTCAGTTCCACACAGACCAACCGTTGTCTCTGCTGGCTGAACAGGCTGCTTTATCTTGCCGTGGACAACGAGATACTGCGTACCAATCCGGTGGAGGATGTCGAATATGAAAAGAAGCCCGCACCCAGGCACAAGTACGTCACCCGTGAGGAAATGAAAAGGATCATGGCCATGCCCTTGAATGACGGACGCGCGGAACTGGGCAGACGGGCGTTCATCTTTTCATGCCTGACGGGACTTGCCTATGCCGACATCAAGCAACTCCATCCGCGCCATATCGGGACGACAGCGGATGGCAGGCGGTTCATCCGTATCAACCGCAAGAAAACCGGAGTGGAGGCGGTTATCCCCTTACACCCGATAGCCGAACAGATATTGGCATTATACAACACCACCGACATGCACAATCTCGTGTTCCCGTTGCCAAGCCGGGATTCCATCTGGCACGAGATACGGGAAATCGGCGTGATTCTGGGCAGGAACGATGACTTGTCCTACCACCAGGCCCGTCACGGGTTCGGGGTTCTCCTTATTTCAGAGAGCGTATCAATCGAAAGCATAGCCAAGATGATGGGGCACTCGAATATCAGCACGACCCAGGGATATGCCAGGATAACGGAGGACAAAATCTCAAAGGAAATGGACAAACTGATGGAAAAAAGAAGCAAACACCGCACACATTCCGGCCATGACAACCAATGACAGTTTCGCAGCCGCCTGTCTCCTCGCCGTCCATGGAAGTTAGTACAGACTTTTCTGAAAGCGGAAAGGTCAGGCGGCTGTGCCGTTTCGGGCAGAATCTTCCTTTGCGGGCAAAGGGTATTCAGCCCGAAAACCTTTCCCCTTTCACGTCTGTACAATGGACGCCGACGGCAGCGGAAACAAGCGACTGACGGAAAAGTCGATATACAAACAACCCCAAAAACAGCATACAGTCTGTATTATATAACCGGTCTGTATGCTGTTCTGATACTCTATAATAGGAGGGGGATTTTTTGAAAGCTGAAGGAAGTGGGCAGGCGGCAAACTGCGCTCCCTCCAGAAAAATCAATCCGTTTTTTCAACCACCTGCCAATACCCGCCTTTGTCCGGCCCGATTCGTCGGAGTGCCCCGTCCGCTTTCAGCCTGGCAATCTGTTTTTCCACGGCTTTGGAAGTTATTCCTATCCGCCGGGCAAGTGCTATTGCGCTCAGTGTATTATCCTGTGAAAGCAAAGCGATGATTTTATCCCTACTTTTTGCATTTTTCTCCCCACTTTTCATTTTGCCATCACATTATGATAAAAGTTGCTTTTATCCGTAATTTCTATACTCAGAGGATAGTTTCACGGAATAAAAGCAACCTTATGGGGTTAGAACCAAGTTTTTCTATTCTGATTGTACGCGTCCCTGTACCCGTCCTTCAGCACCCGTTCAATGTCGGAAGCCCTGTACAGGATTTTTCCTCCTACCCGGATATATGGCAGTATGCCGTTGTTGCGGTAATCCTGTAGGCTCCTGCGGCTGACCTTCAGTTTCACCGCCAGCTCCTTGTCGTTGTAATAGCGTTCCCCATCCAGCGACGGTTTATTGTTGTCGCGTATTTTCTCCACCCTTTTTGAAAGGTCTTCCAGCGACGAGAAAAAGGCTCTCACGCGCATGTCGTTTTCCGGTGTCAGCAGCCGGATGTTGCCATTGTCATTCATAAGCACAATGTTTATAAATTAATTGTATCGGTATTACAATATCTTTCTTTATTGGCTGCAATACACCGTTTCATCTCCACCACGGGAAAGACTGCCTTCACATCCTCCGGCCTGTAATACACCTTGTGGCTAATCTTGGTGTAAGCCAGCGTTCCGTTCTCCCGCATCGTCTGTAGGGTTCTCGGACTGATACCGAGCAACCTGCACACGTCATCGCTGTCAAGCCATTCCCTCTCTCCCAAGTCCCCATGTTCCCGGCAGAGACGTTCCACCTTTTTTGCGAAATTCTCGAATCCCGAGAGCATCCTCTCGAAAGTCGCCTTGTCTATAACCACTACTTCCATGTTCCTGTAATTTTAAGTTTGACATTGATTTTTACTGTAAAACGGAATTGCGGACAGATGGTACCGGAAAGGGATTCATGTGCCCGTAAACCGTTTCGGAAGCGAAGAAAATAAAAAAACGGGAACTGTCTGCAAACCGGACGGCACGTGTCACCGGCAGACATTACTTTTCACCGTCAGGTGATAATTCATAGTGTAGAAAACAGAAAAGGACACCCTCATTTCTTTGAAGCAAAGGTAGCCGTTCCCCACCGGGGCGCAAGGCCGGGCCCTGCGGGTCGGCTGGGAAAAAATCATCCTCACGCTCCGCGCTCCGGTATTTTTTCCTGCCGAGCCTTGACACCTTTCCGGCGGGAGAACGGCTGTAAAGCATACAAAGAAACAAGAGTGCCTGCACCGCAGGCCGGATGTCTAACAGATAAAAATCAAAGGATATGGCAACAAAAGACGTGAAAGAATTCAACGGATGGTTCAACCGTTCATACGCGAGACTGAAAGAGAGCGTGTCCCTTTATGGAAAGATCAACGAGGACGCGTTCCATGACGCGTATCTGGCAGTCAGGAAGCAGGTGATGTTCTCAAACAACGGAATAGAGGACTTGGAATCCTACTTCTTCGGGTGTTATCGGAAAATCCTGCAATCGGGAACAAGGGATGACAGTCGTTACGACAACCCCGGGGACGAGTATTTCTCAAGACTGGGTGAGGCGGACTGCACGGAAGAGACCGATGAGCGGGAAGAGATGCTTACCGGGTGCGACAGGCTGGTAAGGGACATACAGAAATTCCTCAGGCGGCACTTCTCCTACGAGGATTACAGGATATTCATGCTGCGGTTTTACGAGACCGGCAGCTCGTTCCGTACCATCGCCAGACACATGGGCGAGAAAACATCGGTGGTGGCACGCAGGGCACAGGCCATGATGGAATATGTCCGGTCGAACCGGAGATTCATTGCCCAAAGAAGACTGATTATGGCCGGCGAGGCGGCATGACAGAAAATAAATGTATCACTAAAAACATGATTGATTATGAAACTGACAGTTTATGACAAGAGCAATTCACATCCGGCACTGACCTATAAGGGCAAACGAATCATCACGGTATGTCGTGACGGCAGCATGTACCTGAGTAAGATATTGAGCAGGGAACTTAAACTGCACGCCGGCAACCGGCTGGGAATCGCCAGGGACGATGACAGACCGAAAGACTGGTACATGTTCGTATCGGATGACGAAAACGGCTTCATGATATGGAATGACCCACGTTGCGCCCGTTTCTCCAATAGCTTCATAGCCGGAATGATACTCGATGCCGCGAAGGTGGAGAAATGTGCCGGATTTATGGTGGCAAGGGAGCCGGTGAAGGTGGACGGTAAACACTGTTACAGGATAATACTCGACAATCCGATACCGAAAGGAACGAGAGTTACCGGTACGAGATAGGCACAAGGTCGTGAAAGGGGAAGCAGGGGCATCCGGCAGCAGGAAGAGATTCCTACTGTCGGGTGTCCCTTTTCTCATGTGTAATAGTCAAGACTTGTTCTGACATTTTCTATACTATCGGACAAAAAAAGTGTCCGATGCCATCTGCGAAGATA